CCCCTGCCTTACCATCAATGGGTGTTGTCTGTGCTTCATTGCGGGCAGCGATGGTATGCACTCTCTTCGACGGACCATCTTGGAAAGGATTCTGTCGTAGAATTGAGGGGTGGAGGTGCTTCTCCAGGGGAGCCATATGGTGGAGAGCGTGCTCCCGTGGGTAAGGGAATGGGATTACACCTTCGGAGCATGGAATAGGCGTAGTGGGCCCGCACGTGGTGTAAAGAGCGGGTGAGGCTTGGCGCAAAAGTGGATGACCAAAGTCCGGGTAAACCCGCTTCCAGTGGCCTGCTAGGGTAATTGCTACGTCTCTTCCATTCCCTAAGGTGAGTACTTCTATGAACTTCCCCACTAACACCACAATATGGAGTCGGATGCCCAATCTTGCCACCATCTGGGATGCCTCTGCCGTATCATTGCAGCAACCGGACTCGATGCCCCCCGCGTACTCTTGCACCCAGGCTAGCCTCATTTCATATCCACTGTCCTTAGGACTACCTAGTATGGCTGTCAAAAAGCTCGGCCCTGCTCGGGAGACTCTAAGGGCGAACTTGTTCGTGGTTGGGTACGCTGGCACGCCTGACAATCCTGGCCACTGGACTGGTTGCACCTGTTGCCATTTCTCTAGCAGCTCCTGGGCGCTGCTGAGATCGGGGTAAGGGGGGCAGGTGGCATTAAATAGCTGGAGGAACCACTTCTGGAGCTGATGAGAGGGGTCTCTGTAGTACGCATGACCCCGCAGACACTCTATTCGTCCAGTGATAGCTCCCGTCGCGGCTACGACCTCCGTTCCATCTACGGGTATCTGGCAGTGTAGCTCTCTTGCTGTCCACTTGTCCTTGGGATTTGACACGCAGGCCCGATGGGCATACAAGAAAACTATAGCCGCGTAAACCTCCAGAGCTGTTTTCATTCCCGGAAGGATCAAAAACCGCAATGCTTGACGCTCAGCCCAAGTGAGGCGGTCCCCTGGTTTCATTAGGGATAGGTACTTGCAGAACTGGTAACACCCCACCTGTGTTACTAAGTTCACTGAACCATCTTCCTCAATCACCACCCCGCTCGGCTGGGCTACGTTTGGGAGCACCTCCAGGCTGGCGGGAGGGAGGACTGAGATCCAATTGGTGCGCCCCTTTGCTTGCTCTTCCACGGTGAGTTCAAAGAAGCGGTCCTTCCCCATACCGCTGTACAGTCTGGCGGACTCCATGGTGGCCACCTCCCCCGCAGGTCTAGGATTCTGAGTTGTGCCCTCGTACAGCCATGGAAATTCTCCTGACGCCGCCTCCCACTTAAGGTCCTTCTCGGAAATGATAGTCCCATAGTGGCGCGGAAGCTCCCTGTCAAGATCGGGGTTAGGCATGGGACGGCTGTGGGACTTGTGCTTGGGGTTGGCAACAGGGGCTAAGAGTGGTGGAAGCGGCCACTCAGCCTCGCAGTCTGGATGCTTACTATCCTTCTGTCTCCAGACTGTAGGCTCCCCCTTTGTTTCCTCTGTGAGCGCAGGCATGGCGAAGGTAAGATCCACCTCCCTCTTGGGTTGCTGTTTGGTCATGCCTGCTCCCTCGGGCTTGGGAGCGGGCCCTTTGGAAGGTGGCACCGCTTTGTGGGCTGCAGGATTTGGCTTGCGAGAGGTCTTCCCTTTCTTTCCCGGCG